GGTTAGCTATGGCTAATGATCTAGTTGGTAGGGGGCCTGCTTTGAGAGCGTTAACGGATGCTATGCAAGATCGTCGTGGTTTTACTAGCTTTAGTCCAATGAGGAATAGATAATGGGAACGATCACAGAAAAATTTAAAGGCGTTGAGGATGTTTTCTTAGTTGAATGGTATTTAGAATTACTTAAAGCTACTCATACGGCTGTTGCTGAAATGGGTGAGCCTATGGCTCATCAAAGATCATTAGGTAATACTGTTACTTCTGATCCCGGTGTGTTTGCTGGAGGTATGATAGGCGAATTAGATAATTCTACTTTTAATCATCCTGTTGAATCTAACGAGTTTAGAGTTAAAGCCAATCAAGTATTAAATTTCCTTGACATAACTTATGATGGCGTTCTTCAAATGTTAGAACAGCTTGGCGCTAGTGAAGAAGAAATCATGTACGCATGGGATCTTGATAACCAGTTCTATAATGACGGTGATCCTTGGACTTACCGCGCTGAAAATATATGGACAGATAGACAAGGTACGTTTGTTGGACCCAATACACAAGAAGTTGTAGCGGCTGGTGGTGACCCTAGACGACCGGGAGTTAAGTTACGCCCCTCTGATAAATACGAAGCGGAAGCTGATTGGCGTAGAGGGATGGACGTTTCTCCATATAGGCAGGATGTAGCTGGTGTCCCCATGCCACATGAAGGAATCTTTCAGCGGCAAGGTTTGTCAGCTTTAATGGCTAACAGTGCAACAGAGTGGGCTATTGAACTTGGCATCGGCGCTCTTGTCGGTCCAATAGGTCAACATGCTTTCGGTAAAGCATTTCAAAAACTTAGTAACGGATTTAAACGAGGTGACGATCTTGGTTTAGAAAAAGGAGTTAAACTCGCTGATGTGCATTCTTTGTCTAATCGCATAAAGATGCAAGCGCATCCTTCTGGTGTTGTTAATTTAGATCCAAGTTCAAGTGCTTTTAGAAAGTTTCACGATGATTTTGTTAGATATCATGGTCGTGAACCAAGTATAAATGAAGCAGTAGGTTGGGCGCAAAGAATGAATGAGCCGCCTCCTACTGGTCCTAATCGGTTTAGTCCTGAGCCTGATGAAGATTTATCACCGACAATCGGGGATCCTGAACCTGTGCCTTCTGATCGGATGTATCCTTCTTATGAAGAATACGAACAAGCATGGACAGAGTGGGCGCAACGTAACCCACCAGAAGGACCAAAATTTTCTGAAGATTACAGATTTCCAGAAGATAGAAAAGGCGCTGATCCTGATCGCATTAGGCAATGGGAATGGGAAGATGAATACTTCGAGAACATGGAACTTACTGAAGACGGGTACATAATTCCTAGGGGTCATATATTAGCTACACCAGAGACAGGACCGGGATCTATAAGGTTTGAGCCTACGGATACTGATGCTTATGAAGTGATTGTTGATAGTGGAGGTGACGGTTTTTTTGGTTATGCAAGCCGTCCGGGTGATATACCAACACAACTGAGCAAAGAATTTCAAGAAATAACATCAATTAATGACATGATTCGTTATAGAGATTCTAGCACTATGGTTTTAAATCCTAGAGCGCACATAGAGTTAATGGAAAGAAGAGTAGGGTTTGATCCTACACAACGCAAATGGTCAGCAACAGGTGAAATATTAAATGATCCAAAGCTAAGATCAAATGCTTGGGGTGAGATAGAAGCATTAGGGTATGACTCTGAATTGTTTATACACAATGTAAAGAACAGTCTTTTAACTGCTAGAAGATCAAGCGACCCTGAAAGATTTTTTGATGTGCTTAACGAAGCTCGTGTTATGCACGGTTTACCTCCTCATTCAAAACTTCCTTCTCCTTCCGGCACAAGTTATCTTGACCAGCCTTTAGAAGATTGGGAAAAAATGTTTCTTGCTACATATGAACATGAGTTAGCGCATTTGAGAATAAAACAAACTGGTGGAGTTGTTCAAAAAGAAAGACAAGCTCAACAATACATGCTTCAACAATTAGGATACGACGGGGCGACAGGGATTAAAGCCCCTCCCGGTGGTTACGATGAACTAGCATGGTCTGAGTTTCAACCTAAAATAAAAGCTAAAAAGCAAAAAGATTTTTCTGAAGGTTTGCCAGATCCAGTAGCTACAATGGCAGGTGGTGTACAATCTAAAGCTGGTAAGTTGCCTGAGCTACCAGATATTGTCTTTTTAAATGAAGGTTCTTCTTTTACTAATAAAAGTAAGGCATACCAAGAATACGCTAAGTATATAGAAATGATGGAGAACAAAAACAAAATAAGAGATCGGTTAGTTGGTACGTTATTTTATCCATTAGGAACGATTGCTGGTGGTGTTGGCTTGGGGTATGGCGGTGTAAAAGCCATTGAAGGGGCAGGCTTGGATGATGATATCCGTAGACATATAGACACGATCTCAGATGTAGCAGGCAAAGTAGTTGATAAATTAGTTGAAGCCTACACAGGAATTGGTAACCCAGTTATAGATTATCTTAGTCCGGGTTTCGCTAATCAAGTTTTTGGTATGAACCAAAGTTTAAGAGGAGCTAATCTTTTAGCCGCCGCTAATGACGCAGGTGCGTTAGATGGGATACAAGGTTCGTTGCGTCGGGGTGGTCACAACCCTGAAGACATTATGCCTATGGACGTTATTCAAGATATTAAAAACGGTGACGCTGTTATTGTCGGGTACGAAACTGATGCTGATGTAGATAAAGCTATAGACATGGGACGCAAAATGGGTGTGCATGTAGATGCTGATCTTCCTCATATATGGAGAAAACCTAAAGCTAAATTTGCTTTACCTCCGAAGGGTGAACCGGCTACTGTAGATCATTTTAAAAAGTTAGCTATGTCGCAAATATATTATCCTGAAAGCAGGAAACCATGACGAACTGGGAAACTGTTAAAGCGCTTGTTGAAAGTTTAAATAAACTTTTAATTGATAAAGGTGGGGAATCTTACGGGTTTCCTTTAGGAGAGGTGCCTGACAGTTTGTATCAACTTCTAGCTGATGCGATAGATAAAAGCGAAATATATAGTCACGAAGAGTTTCTTCCTTACTTTGAACAAGTTATAGGAACTGCTGGAGAATGGGATTATCAAAGATTAAGTGATTTGTTCTCAATGTCTCATCTTCTGCATACTGCGCCAATAGATCCTATGGCAGTATCTTCTGTTATGCCAAGCCTTTTAGAAGAATACGATCGGACAGGAGTAGTCCCTACTGAAGAAGAAGTTTTAGGATTTGTTGAACAACCAATAGAAGATCCTGTTTTTGAAGAAGACACTACTGAATCACCTGACGGTCCTGTTGAAACAGAGATCGGTTACCCTTTTGCTCCGGGTGGACCAACCACAGAACCTCCAGACGGAGCAATCTCTATACCGCCTATAGGTACAAGCATGATACCCGGAGCGGAACAGTTTGGTGATTTTGCGTGGATGGATTATTGGGGTGATGACGATCCTAGAGTAGAAGCTTTCTTCCAAGAATGGGTTGATCGTTACGACGCAGAAGTTCTACAAGCAAAGATCCCAAATGAAAATGCGTTTATACAAAAATTCTTATGGGATGATGAAGATGGTTTGTATAACCAGTCGTGGTACAGAGATGTACAAGATTCTGTTAAACATCATTTAGAATTCTGGTACGAATCAGGTGGGCGCGGTCATGCTTGGGGTGGTTTATCAGGTGGTATTGCTGGGTTACCGGAAGGTAATCCTTATAACACGGCTATGCAACAGTATCGTGACATAGCAGAAGCTACGATCAGCGAAACTATGGGTTTAAAATGGTTGCTGATTGATGGGACTATAACACCTGAGATGCTTAACAAGTATGCATATGCGATAATGACGCAAGGTGGTGCTACTTACAGGCTTGGTAAGAACATTGAGATGCTTTCACCAGAAACATTTGAAGATAAAGCTCGTCAAATAGTTGAGAAGATGGTGTTTGAAGATGTTCTTAATGAAGATGGTACGTGGAAATTTCCAGAAAGAATGCACGATTTTGGTCCGGGTTCTATAACTACTCTTATAAACGGTTGGAAGACTTTAGCTAAACAACAGTTTATGGATATTCCTGATAGTAAGTTACGGCAGTGGGCTATGGAGGTTAAATCTGAGAAAGGTTTAACAGATGAAATGGTTAAGCAAAGAATAAATGAGTTGGCTTTTTACCGTGTCGATTTTCCTTTCACTCCTGAAGAAAGAGATAATTATATAGCTGAAGGTATCACTATGGAATCTTTATTAGGTCCACAGTATATGGCTGTAGTTGGTCCGAATGCTTGGAATGATACGAGTATCCAACCTGATGATCCTTGGTTGTTAGAAAATTATGTGTTTGTTGATGATAATGGTAATAGAAGATTTAGAACTGCGGCTGAGATGAGGGATCATTCTCGTACTAATATGGAAAGGTTTCAGCATTCTCCTGTTGCACAGAATTTCTTTAATGACTTTATTACTGGTGCGGCCAGCATAATGAGGAGTGATTACTAATGCCAGACAATCTTGGTGACTTAGCTTTATCCGTTGGGGCTGATCCCAATGTAATGAATCCACTAAATATTTTAGCTCAAAGTCTTGAACGTGCTGAAGCAATAGGGCAGGGCAATTTAAAATCAATGATTACTGCTGATGAAGTTCAAGCATGGACTGAACAAATAAAACAAGCAGAAGGATTATCTGAAGAAGCAGGATGGGAAGCTGTTCTCGGAATTCGTGAAGAAATTATAGGTCAACGAATCGGCAAGGAATCTATAATGAGCAAATGGGGGCTTAGTGACGAAGAAGCACAAGCCGCTATGGGAACAGAAACCGGCGGTATCTCTGGTGCAGTAATAGCTCAAGGTGTAGATTTCTTTGCAGATCAAGTATTTACAGGTAGTCCTGCTTCACCAGTTGTTGATGAAGAAGATGATGCTGTTAGCAAACTTCAAATTATAAATAATATGAAAGACGCATTCCAACTTGCAATGCGTAATATGGGATTCTCACCTGATATGATTAATGATTTGTTTGAATGGGCAAATGCTAAATTTCAATCAGACCCTAGCTTTACAGCGGAACGTGCATTAATGGAAATGTATGAACATCCAGTATTCGTAGCAAGGTTCCCTGCTATAGATAAAATGAGAAAATCAGGAATGAAAAACATTCCAACTCCGGGACAATATATTGGTTTTGAAAAATTTCTAGGTCAAGAATTCCAAAGGTTTAGCTATAACATTTCAGGAGAAGCTTTTGATGGTTTGGTCGAAAGATTAATTTTAAATCAAGTAGGAGAGATTGAAGTAACAGAACGGTTAACTGAAGCCGAGCGTGTTATGTATAATGTACCGCAAGAAGTCAGAGATACTTTTAATGACTGGTGGGGTAGTGACGGAGCTAGAAATATTACAATGGGATTACTTTTAGATCCATCAGAGAATTGGTCTAATCTTAAAGATCAAATAGAAACTGCTGAAGTTGGTGGTTGGGGTAAAATGGTAGCTGGTTTAGATGCAGGCTGGGATAGAACTATGGCCAATGCTGTAGCTGATCTTGGTTTATCTCAAGCACAGACATGGAATTCTTTTGCTAGTTTGAAAGACAAAGAGTTACTGTTTGCAGAGAATTTAACTGAGGATCGTAACTTAGATTACGCAACAGAAGGCGTTAGCGCAGAGTTTGGTATTGATATAACTAATCCAATTACAGGTGAACTAACTGGTGATGATGCTTTAACTTTACAAGATTTAATTGAACGAAGAAAACAACGAAGAATATCTAGGTTTGCTGGTGGTGGCACTGGTCAAGCTGGTGCTATTTTAACTGGATCGACTACAGGTATAGGGAGTGCAAATGCCTAAATATGCAACTAGCTCTTCCAAAGGGAAGGCAAAGAAAGTACCTTATAAGAAGGTAAAGAAAGGTAAACGTAAATAATGTTTAACAAAGACGTACTTGAAAGAGTGATTGCCACATTCGCGCAGTCATTCCTTGCTGTGTTCACCATTGGTGACATGGGAAGCATGAAAGCGGCTGGACTTGCAGGAGCTACTGCTGTTCTCAGCCTTGTTAAGAGTGTTGTTGCCAAGCAGTTTGGTGACGGATCAGCTTCGGCGGCAAGTTAATGCATAGAAAAAAAGTATTTGGCCATAATGCCGCTGTTGCTTTAGGGCATAGATACTCTGGGAAAACTAGAGATCCGGGTGAGCGTGGCGGTATGCCAAGTAAGTCTGTTAGAAGCAAAAATTATAAACCTTCAAAACGTAGCGAGTTGCCTTTAGAGGTAGCTATGTCTCAAAAGGCTTTATTTAATAGATATAACGAGAATCGAAAGTCATCCCAGCGGCGAGCTAA